GTGATCGGCCTGCTGTCGCAGATGAACGAGATCACCGACGACATGGTGTGGAACGAGGGCAACCTGCCCACCGGCCACCGCACCAGCGTGCAGACGTCGCTGCCAACCGGCACCTGGCGCCGCTTCAACGAGGGCATCGTGCCGACCAAGAGCACGAGCACGCAGATCACCGATTCGTGCGGCATGCTCGAGACCTATTCGGAGATCGACAAGGCGCTCGCCGACCTCAACGGCAATACCGCAGCCTACCGGCTGAGCGAGGACCGCGCCTTCCTCGAGGGGCTGACGCAGCAGCTCGCGGGCGTGCTGTTCTACGGCAACACCGCGACCAACCCCGAGCGCTTCATGGGGTTCGCGCCGCGCTACAACACGACCTCCACGGCGACGTCGCAGACCGCCAACAACTTCATCTCGGGCGGCGGCGCCGGCTCCGACAACACGTCGATCTGGCTGGTTGGCTGGGGCGACCTCACCGTGCACGGCATCTTCCCCAAGGGCAGCAAGGCCGGGCTGTCAATGAAGGACCTGGGCGAGCAGACGCTGCTCGACGCCGCCGGCAACCGCTACCAGGGCTATCGCACGCACTACAAGTGGGACGCCGGCCTCACCGTGCGCGACTGGCGCTATGTCGTGCGCATCGGCAACATCGACGTGTCGGATCTCGCGGGCTCGACGCCGGCCGATCTCGTCAAGCTGATGATGCGGGCGATGAACAAGATCCCCAACATCAGGATGTGCCGGCCGGCCTGGTACATGAACCGTACCGTGAAGCAGTGGTTGGACATACAGCGCAACCTCGGCGCCGCGGTCTCGAACACCACCAACAACACCAACATCCGGCGCACGCTCGACGAGAGCGACGGCCGCCTCTTCGACAGCTTCGGCGGCATCCCGATCCGCAAGTGCGACCAGATCACGCTCGCCGAAGCGACCGTGTCGTAGACGGCGCCACAGGAAAGGAACCCTCATCATGATGTACGACAAGCTCAACACCTTCGGCACGGATCAGGCGGTCACCACGACCGCCGCGTCCACCGACATCATCGACCTGGGCGCCGCCCGCGACATGGGCAACGGCGAACCGCTCGAGCTGGTGATCCTGGTCACGCAGAACGTGACCGCGGCCGGCGCCGCGACGGTCACCTTTGCCCTGGAGACCGACGACAATGCCGGCTTCTCCTCGCCGGTCGTGCTCGGGAACTCCGGCGCGATCGGCAAGGCCCTGCTGACGGCGGGCACCGAGGTGCTGCGCGTTAAGGTGCCGCTCGATGCCGAGCGCTACCTGCGCACCAACTACACGGTGGCCACTGGTCCGCTGACCGCGGGCACGTTCACCGCGTTCCTTGCCCACGACCGTCAGGCCAGCAGGGCCTACGCGTCGGGCTTCACCGTCTGAACGGAGGCAGCGACATGGCCAGGCAGGAGAAGAACGAGAAGGCGGCGGAGTATGTCGTCATCGACAACTCCTTTTATGACGGCGTGCAGCTCCACCCGATCGGCGCGCGCATTCTGTGGTCAGGACCGCCAGGCCTCTCGCTGGTGCCGGTCGACGCGCCGCGCCGCCGCAGCGCGGGCGAAGCGCCGATCTTCGGTGACCCGCTGGCTGGCCGCGGCGACGGCGCGCCGGTCAAGGCCGCGAAGCCCGGCGACCAGGTCGTTCTCGTCCAGTGATCGACGTGCGGTGAGGGCAGAGGGGCCGGTCTTCGGGCCGGCCCCACCACTCCGAGGAGAAGAATCCATGGCTCATGACATCGCTTACCAGTCCGCCGTCCGGCGCAGCGCCATCCCCGTCTCGGAGGCAAGTCCGCTGCCCGTGGTGCTGACCAATCTCACGGGGACGGCGCTCGCGCGGTCCACCGTCACAATGACCGGCGTCTCTGCCGAGCTGGTTCCGGCCGATGCCACCCGGCGGATCGTCATCGTGAGCAGCACGAAGACCAACGCCGATGCAGCGATCGATCCAACCGGCGGCGCCTGTGCGCTCGATGCCGGCATTCCTCTCTCCGGCGGCGACACCGTGCAGATCACGGGCAAGGAGGCGCAGAGCGCCATGACGCAGATCGGCGCCAACGGCCAGAAGCTCACCGTCTACGTCGGAGCCTGAGCATGCCCATCGCCTTTCTCAACAGGGCACGCGGCAGCACGCGGGCCTTCGATCCCGACGTTCTGGCGTGGCGCGACGCCGTCATCGCCAATGGCGGCTCGGTCTCGCTCGCGCGCCTGATCGTCGTCGACCAGTTCGTCTTCAGCGAGAAGACGGCTGGCCTCTGGGCGCTGACCGACGACTACCTGGGCTTCTGGGCGGAGAATGCGGCGCAGGCGCTGACTTCCCTGAAGCAGCGGCGCCTGACCGCCGCGGTCAACTCGCCGACATTCACCGCCGACCGGGACTATTCGTTCAACGGAACGACCAGCTATGCGGACACGGGATTCGTGCCGGCCACCCATGCACTGGCCATGACCCTCGCATCGGTGCATGCGGAGGTCTACGAGCGCACAAACGTCACCGCCTCGGCCTCGTCCCTCGGCGTGAACTCCGGCTCGAACCGGGCGATCAACATCTTTCCGAGGAATGCGAGCACCGTCAACGTTTCCGCCAACGGCAGCGGCGCGACCTACACGTTGAGTCCCCTGACCAGCGCCGGCCTCACCCAGTTCGGCCGCAACGGTGGCACCGTAAACGATGTCTACGGCGCCAAGAACGGCGTCGACCTCGCGCAGGTCACGCCCCTGTCGGCGCTCGGCGCGTCGCTTCCGTCGCACAGTTTCTATGTGGGCGGCGCCAATGTCTCCGGTTCCCTGTCGCAGGCACGCGCCGCCTCTGTCGGATACGTGGCCTGGGGAGCGAAGCTCGACGGCAGCCAGCGGCTCGCGCGTTACAACAACGTCCAGGCCTGGGCGACTTCCGTGGGGGCGCAGGTCTGATGGCCATGTTCATCCTGCTCGGCCGCGCCGATCGTGACGCCGTCGCCGGTCTGTCCAGTGTCACTCCAGGCCGGGCTCTCGTGCCGGTCGAGTGCGCCAATGGCGTGTTCATCCTCGGTGCCGAGGTGCTGGACGATCCGGCGCACGCGCCGCATCGGACGTGGCTCTCGAGGTTGCAGCAGCTGGACCGCGGGGATCCGTCGTTTCCTGCGGCGCTGCCGTCGGTCGACGCATGAGCGGCGCCGAGCATCCGGGCGGCAGTGGGGCCGGCGGCAAGAGCGGCCTCGGCGTCCAGGCCTATCGCTGGATCGTGGCGGGCGGCATGGCGCTGCTCGTCCTGCTCTCGCAGCGCACACTTGCCACGCTCGACGACACGGCCGCCGCCGTTCGCAGCCTGCAGGCCCAGGTCGCCTCCCTGCAGGGCGCGACCGAGAGCCGGTTCAATGCCCATGCCCATCGGCTCGACGCCGCAGAGCGCCGCAACGACGCGCAGGACGTCAAGATCGACGGCCTGTGGCAGCGCCTGTGGTCGCCCGTTCCCACGACGAGGACGCCATGAGTCACTCTGCCAATTCCCTCCTGGTCACGTCCGCCAAGGGCCTCGACCTGATCAAGCTCTCCGAAGGTCTGGAGACCGAGGCCTATCCCGATCCCGGCAACCGTTTGACCGGCGAGCCCTGGACCATCGGGTACGGCCATACGCGGGGCGTCCGCCGGGGCGACACGTGCGACGAAGAGCAGGCCACTGCCTGGCTGCGCGAGGATCTCGGCGCGGCGGAGCGTGCGGTGCGTCACCTGGTCGACGTGCCGCTGTCGCAAGGCCAGTTCGATGCGCTGACGAGCTTCGTCTTCAATGTCGGGCCTTCGGCCTTCGGCAATTCGACATTGCTGCGCCTGCTCAATGCCGGCGATGCGGCCGGCGCGGCCGGGCAGTTCAAGCGCTGGAACCGTGGCGCCGACGGCGTCCTGCCGGGCCTCGTGACCCGTCGCGCAGCCGAGCGCGATCTGTTTCTCTCGCAGGAGGCCTAGATGCCCTTTCTTCCGCTGCTGCTCGGCCTCGCGCCGACCGTCGCGTCCTGGATCATGGGCGACAAGACCGGCGCTGCCGTCTCGAAGGTCACCGGTATCGCGCAGGACATCCTGGGCACGTCGGACGCCGCCGGCATCGAGCGGGCGATCGCCGCCGATCCCAACCTTGCCCTGCAGTTCAGGATGGCGGTGATCCAGGCCGAGGCCGATGCCCGCCGCCAGGCGTTCGACACGCTGCAGGCCGAGCTTGCCGACGTGGCGAGCGCGCGCAGCCAGACGGTCGAACTCGCCCGCGCAGGCTCCGCCATCGCGTGGGGTGCCGTCGTCGTCAGCCTGCTCGTGACCGCGGCTTTCATGGCCGCGCTGTGGTTCGTCGTCCGCCAGGAGATTCCGGCCGCTTCACGCGAGATCGCCTACATCCTGCTCGGCACCCTGGGCGCCAAGTTCGGCGACATCGTCGCCTATTGGGTGGGCTCCAGCTCGGGTTCGGCGCAGAAGTCGGCGGCGCTGGAGAAGGCCGTCGTCGCGGGGGGAGGGCGCTGAGATGCCCACCGACACCGACATCGCCAACATGGCACTGAGCCGGATGGGCACGCGCGCCACGATCGCCGACCTGACCGAGAACGGCACCGAGGCGCGCCAGATCAACCTCTGGTACGCGACCGTGCGCGACGAACTCCAGTCACTGGTCGACTGGAACTTCAACCGTGTCTCGCTGGCGCTCGCCGCTTCCGGGACCCCGCCGGTCCGCTGGGCGTCGAGCTACGCCTATCCGTCCGATTGCCTGAGGATGCGGCGGCTCGATTTCGGCGGCGCGAGCTGGGTCGCGGGCTCGCCGGTGACCGGCTTCGAGATCGCCTCCAACGGCAGCGCCACCTTCCTCTACTGCAACGAGGACCAGGTGTCCGCGGTCTACGCCCAGAGGGTGACTGACCCGGCACGCTTCACGCCGGGCTTCGTCCTGGCCTTCGTCGACTGTCTCGCCGCTTCCGTTGCACACGCCATCACCCAGAAGGCGGAGCTCGCCGAGCGCCTCGCGCGCCGGGCCCAGGAGCGCATCGAACGTGCCATGGCCGACAGCGCCAACGAGGGCATCATGCCCGGCGACATGGACCGGTTGCCGCAAAGCCTTGCGGTGCGCGGCTTCGACGGGAGCGCGTCATGACCGTGCCGCTCGTCCTGCCGAGCTTCGCGGCCGGGGAACTGTCTCCGGCGCTGCATGGCCGCGTCGATCTGGCGAAGTACCAGGTGGGCCTCGCGACCTGCCTCAACTGGTTCGTCCACCCGTTCGGCGGGGCCTCGACCCGGGCGGGCACGGCCTTCGTCGGCCAGGTGCTGAACGCCGCCAAGCGCCCGCGGCTGGTGCCCTTCGCCTTCAACACCGAGCAGACCTACGTGCTGGAGTTCGGCGACCAGCAGATGCGGGTCGTCAAGGACGGCGGCCACGTCCTCGAAAACGCCGTAACCATCACCGGAATCACCCGCAACAACCCCGGCGTCGTCAGCACCTCGGGCGCGCATGGCTACTCGACCGGCGATACGGTGTTCATTCAGGACGCCGCGGGCATGACGGAGATCAACCGCCGCCAGCTCGCCATCACCGCCCTGACCGCCACCACCTTCGCCGTGGGCATCGACACCTCGGGCTACGGCACCTGGACCTCGGGCGGCACGGTGGCCCGGCTCTACACCCTGGCGACGCCCTATGTGACGGCCGATCTGCCGCGGCTCAAGTTCGTGCAGAGCGCCGACACGATGACGCTCACCCACCCGTCCTACGCCCCGCGCAACCTGACCCGCAGCGGCCATGCGTCATGGTCCCTGACCACCATCACCTATGCCCCGACGCAGCAGCCGCCGACGGCGCTGGCCACGACCTCGGCCGGCTCGGGCTTCGACTATGTCGTCACCGCCGTCAGCGAGGAAACCGGCGAGGAATCGGTCGCCTCGGCCTCGGTCTCGTCCGGCATCCAGACCTCGACCATCACCTGGACGAACGCCGCCGGCGCCAACTCCTACAACGTCTACAAGGGCAAGAACGGAATCTATGGCTTCATCGGCCGTTCCGGTGACGGCGCGACCGGTTTCACCGATACCACCGTGGCGCCCGACACCTCCGACACGCCGCCGGAGGACCGCAATCCCTTCGACACGACCGACCACTATCCCGGCTGCTCGACCTACCACGAGGGCCGCCAGTGGTACGCCCGCACCAACCAGAAGCCGCAGACGCTCTATTCCTCGGCCTCG